TTGCAACATTTCATGTATTTGAGTAAGTCCAATTGCGTAATTACTAAAACTAATCGCTGCTATTTTTAAGCTATCCATCAATGTCTTCCATTTATCCTACTTAAAGAGCCTTTTACTTCTGATATTTGATTATCTAAATCGTTTACTTCTTTTGTCAAAGCATCGAACTTTCTATCTAATTTATCGTCAGACTGGTTCCATCTATTAATAAGCTTAATTATCATACCCTCCATGTTTTCTAAAGTCTCCGATTGTCCTCTATTTTCTACCTTAAGAGCTTCTAGCTCATCCTGTTGCTTAGCTGATTTGTTGGACATAGAAACAACCAAATATACAAACATAGCGCCAACTACGCCAATCATTCCTGCTTCTCCGTATATTTCCATAAAATCCATTATTTTCTCTTCTTTTTTCCCCAGCTAAATGGGTTTAGATTTAATTCTTTTTCATAAAAAGCTACTTTCTGAGCTAGCTCTTCTCTTTCTATTTTTTCTTCTGCGATGTGTTTGCTAAGCAGGTTTTCAATTTGCTCATCAGCAGTTGCAACTTTATTTTCCAATGCCTTAATCCTACCTTCAATCTGTAAGTAGCCATATACCAACCCTGCAACCAATACGAGTCCTTGCGCCAGCCATTTAAGATTAATGCTAACAATGGCGTTATCATCAAGAATAGTAGTCCTATAACTTCTAGCGGTATCCGGTTTTCCACTCATTTCACCTCAACATATTCCCACTCATCATGCAAATGACACCAATTATCGCCATTGTAAATTTTATCAGCATACCAATGTTGCGTGCTATCATGTGATATTATTTCTACAAATGCTGTATTTGTAACTGTATCTTGCGGAGTTATTTGAATTCCCCCCACGCTCCAACCCTGACTGCATCCCAATATATTTATAAGAAACAGGCACGTCATAACTCGTACTAACAACTTTAAATCCTCCATTATGTTTTATTTTATAATTCAAATTACCATCCACCACGCCATTGCGGTTTCAACAACAATATCTGCGATTGTATTGTAAGCCCATTTTTTTTTGCTTCCATATGGTCTCCAGTTTTCTATATAATACTCAAAAACCTCCCATAAAACGCCTACAATCAAAACACCCATTACACACCAAAATGAAGTCCACCCTAGCC